AAATGGAAGAAATCAAAACTCAGTTGGAGTCCATCAAAAAAGACTTGGATGGTGCTATCAACGCTGGCGTGGAAGCGTCAAAAGAATACACTCAGGAAAAGCTGAACGCTTTCAACGAGTTGCTGGAGAAGTCAAATTCTTCAATTGCTAACCTAGAGGGCCGTGTTGCGGAACTTAAGGCTAACGGAATGGAGGAAAAAGAGGCAGTCGCTAAGACTACTCAGGAGGCCCTTATGAACGCTATGGACTCTGACGGGTTCCGTTCTTTCGTAAAGGGTGAGTCTAGCCGTTTCAACATCGAAGACCTGAAGGTTAAGGGCGTGGATATGCCTACTGCTGGTCAGACTACTCAGGTTGTTGATAACACTTACCTGCCTATCCTTCCTGAAGTTGAGCGTAAGTTTCGTGTAAGAAATGCACTCCGTCAAGGTTCTATGAGCGGTGACGCGGTTCAGTTCCCCGACATTAGCGCATCTACTGATTCCGCTGGTGTAGTAGCTGAAGGTTCTGCAAAGCAACAAGTCGACAAGACTTTCGCTCTTCAGACGTACAACGCTCAGACTATCGCTGGTTATATGCGCTTGAGCAATCAGATGTTGGCTGACTTCCAAGGGATCACTTCTTACCTTGCGTACGAACTCCCACGCCAAATCTATAACGCTGAAGATGTTCAGCTTTTGACTGGTAACGGAACGGCTCCTAACCTCTATGGTCTGTCTAACGGTGCTTTGACTGATGCTGACCTTGTTGGTACTTCCTTTGAGGATGCTATCGCTAACGGTCTGTCTACTAAGTACGATTGTATTTTGGCGGCTATCGGTCTTCTGAAGTCTAGCGACTACGCTCCCGATGCGATTATGATGAACCCTAGCGACTTGGTTCAGTTGGCTTACGCTCGTGACACTAATGGTCAGTATACTGCCCCCGTCATCTTCGTTGACAACACGCCTACTATCTATGGCCTCCCAATTCAGGAGTCTTCAGCCGTAGCTAGCGACACGTTCTATGTGATGGATTCACAGAATGTCGGTCAGTTGTTCCAGCGTGAGGGAGTTTCTGTAAGGTTCTTCGAGCAAGACGGCACTAACGTAACCACTAACGAAACTACTGTCCGTGGTGAGATGCGTGAAGCCTTTGCTAAGTTCCATTCAGACGCTTGCTTCGTTGACACGTTCGCTAACGTCACTACCGTAATTGAAGCTGCGGCTTAATTCGTGTGACTTATCTTCTAGGGGGCTTCGGCCCCCTTTTTTGTGGTTTAGAAATTTTGTTTATCTTAGCCGCATAGGTTTTTAGGTTTTGATTAAGGGGGCTTCGGCCCCTTTTTTATTTGCATACCTAGTAGAATTGTATTATCTTGGCTTCGCTTATTTTGTCATGTAGGTAGGGGGTACAATCTTGGCGGGTTAGCCCCCTTTTTTATAGGTCTTGCGCTCGTGGTCGTATTTTAGAGGTATGAGAACACGCACCAAGATAACCAGCACTACCGCCCAAACGGGGGTAACATCAGCCGAACTAAAGATATTCGCTAGAATCCCTGACATCGCTGGGGAAACCAATTTACTATCTGCCCTATTGTCTGCCGCTCGTGATTATGTAATGAGATACACGGGTTATGCCTTTGACCAGGTTATAGGGGTTAAGGTAGTGGTAACAGACTTCACGGATGAGATAAACAACTCCAAGCTTCACCTTGAACTGCCTATTGCCCTAATGGATGGGTCTTACTCTAGTGTAGTTGTTACGGGCTACGATGAGAATGGGGATAGCACAACGCTCACAAGTAGGACTAGGGGAGATGATACGCTCGTGGTCAGTTCGGTCGATACAGGCTATGAAGAGATAGAAGTTACCTATACGGCAACACCCTCAATCCTCCCCGATGCTATCCAACAAGCCATCTTGTTAATTGCCTCAGAACTCTATGACGAAAGGAAGGTAACCATTAAGGGAACCATCACTTCAGAAACTGAATTCACGGTTAAAAACCTCTTGTCAGGGTATAGAAGATTTTCATCATTCTATGCTTAACTTTAAATAGGTAAGTATGAGAGAGTTAATAATTCTGTACACGGAAACCAACACCACGGACGAGATAGGGGGCTTCACAACCGCTTTAACGCAACTTAGAGAGCAGTATGCAGACGTTCAAGTGGAGTCAACGGGGTACACCCAACAGAACCCAAACGCCTCTAGAAACGCTTCTATTGTCGTTACAATGCGTGACGCTACTGATTATAGTTCTAGTGTAACCACAACGGGTAGCGAGTCAATTAAGGCTATTTCTTGGAGGGGTACAACCTACCGAGTGGAAAGCTTCCCCACACCTGACTTAACTGGAATGGTCACCTTTACCGCTACTAGTGTTTAGGGTTGAGGTAGAAGATAAGGAACTACTAGCGAAGGTCAGGAAGGCCAAGCAAGAAGTGTACAGGAAGGTTATGGGTGAACTACTCATCGGGGCCAAGGAGATTCAATCCAACGCTAGGGAGATTGTCCCCGTAAAAGATGGTCACCTTCAGGACTCAATTGTAACCGACCCCGTAGAAGATGGCTTTAAGGTTGGTACTAATTCCGATTATCGCAATTACATTGAGTTCGGCAAGCCAACGGGAACGGGGCCAAATGGAGGGCCAAGACCTTATCTAAGACCAGCATTCCACAACAACAAGGAGAACATAAGGAAGAGGGTAACAGCACTAATTAGAAAGCTACTATGAAGATTGAAGAATTCATTTGGACGAATAGGGCGTTTATAGAGTACGGCAAGCTAAGAGGGTTGGAAACCTTCGAGCAGACAATGGCTGACCTATTTGAGATAGTAGCACTCTTCACGGGCCATAGGGAGAACGGTGATCAACTGAAACTTGAAGACTGGGAGCGTATCGCTTCCTTTATGTACTCATCTCACCTAGCTTACAAGAAGTCCATTAAGAAGCCCTTAGAGGTCACAGAAGATGATTTCTTGGAAACTGCTAAGACCAACCCCGAACTGATGGGCAACGCCCTTAAAGAGTTCTTAGAGTCTTTACCCAAGGTTGAGAACAAGGAAGGGGGAAAGGAGGAAGCGGACTAACCTTCGACAAGGCTGAGGCTCTTTGGTGTGGTGACCTGGGCCTCCCGTTGGAACGCTTTTACAATACCACATTCAAGGAGTTCATCTATCGGCTAGAGGGAGTCAATAGGCGTTACGCTCGTGAAGATGACCGTTGGAGGAATATGATGGCTGCACTTATTAACCCACACGTCAAGAAGCCCGTTAAAGCTAAGGACATTCTAGAGATACCACTTATAGACGGTGACCCACGCAAACCAGCTATTTCCTTTGAGGAACAAGCCAAGGTATTAGAGGCGTGGAATAAGGGGCAAGAGTCCTAAAACTACTTTTGTAGCATGACCGTAGAAGAACTAAATGTTAAGGTAACCGCTGACATCTCCGACCTGAAGAGGGACTTAGCGAGAATGGAAGGGGCCGTTAAGGGAAGTGCTAAGAAGTCGGAAACGGCTATGAGTGGGGGAATGAAGAAGATTGGGGGAGCGATTGCAGCGGCTTTCTCAGTTCAGGCCATTATATCATTTTCTAGGAAGGTTATTGAGGTAAGGTCTGAGTTTGAAAGGTTCGAAGCCGTCCTTACTAATACCCTCGGTTCTACTGGTGCGGCTAAACTAGCCTTGTTGGACATTAAGGATATGGCTGCTAGAACGCCCTTTAGTGTCGCTGAGTTGTCAGGTGCTTTCGTTAAACTCACTAACTACGGCCTCCAGCCATCTATGGAAGCTATGCGCCAATATGGTGACCTGGCTAGTTCCGTGGGTAAAGGGTTTGATCAGTTATCTGAAGCGGTAGCGGATGCGACAACGGGGGAGTTCGAAAGACTCAAAGAGTTTGGGATTAAGGCCTCCAAGGAGGGGGATAAGGTCACATTCACGTTTAAGGAGCAAGCCACAACCGTAGACTTCACGACTGAGGCCATTGAGGAGTATGTTAAGGGTCTAGGTGACCTAGAGGGGGTTAGTGGCTCAATGGCTGCAATCTCTGAAACTCTAGGCGGTAGCGTGTCTAACCTTGGGGACAAGTTTGATAGCCTTCTTAATACAATTGGCGAGTCTTCCGTTTGGAAAAGTGTTCTTAGTTCACTAGGGGACATAGTCGAAACCACGGAGGTTCTTATAAATACCTGGGATAAGTTACCCGTTGATGAACTCAAGTTTTGGACAGACACGGAGTATAGCATTAAGCAACTAGAGAAGGCTCAGAAAGATTACAACGAGCAGTTAAGGATAACGGCAGAAAATACGGCTACATACGAAGCGGCAGTAAAGGCTGGGGCCACTCCAATGGGTCAGATACCCACGGCAGAAAAGCCATTCGTTCCAATCTCAGGTGGGTTCAATTTAATGACCTTAGACCCTAAAACGGGGATGCCTATTCCCGTAGGTTCGACCGAACAAGCTGAGAAGTCTAAGGAGTTAACCAAAGAAGAGATAAAGGCACGGGAGAAGGCCAAGGAGGAAATGATTGACTTCGCCAATGCTATGAACCTTGTCACCACATATCTTGAGGGAGGGGGTGTATTACCTACCGAGGTGCAAAGGGCTGGGGCTAGAAGAAGGTTTCAGATGTTTGAGGACACGGGACAATTAGACCTTGCTGGTATGCTTAACGTGGGCTTTGAGGAAGAGGAGGGAATCCCAGCCTTTGAGGACGCTAAAGTTTATTTGGCTGACACCAATGAAGCAATGTTCGACTTCGGCAGTTCGGCTAGTATCCTTTCCCAAAGCTTGGTAGCAGCGGCAGAAGACACCGAGAACGCTTCGGACATCTTCGCTAATGCTCTTGGGTCTATCGTTAGTGAACTCCTGACACAAGCGTTAGCAACTAAGATGGGTTCATTCGCTGGGCCATTAGGTGGCTTAGTAGGTGGCTTCTTGTCTTTAGGCATTAAAGGCCGTGACCTGGAAACATCTAGAGCAAGAACTAGAAATTCTGTAACTCGTTACAACTAATGGCGTTAATCTCAGACACTAGAATTAGGGCAAAAGCGAAGTTCACTTCAACCGTTACAGACGCAGAATTCGAGATTCACATTATAGATGATGACTACGAAACGCCAGCACCGTTAGAGGCTTCGGACTTCTCCACTAATACAGATGGTTGGGGCACACCTAATGCAAATGACTCAGCGACTCGTTTGGCTAGCTTTGGGGGTGTCAGTAATGTACTAGAGTTCAATTCAACAACTAGCTCAAGTGGTGTACACTCCGTGAGGAAAAACGTGGGGTTGGTTAACGGTACTGAGTATAGAGTTACGGCAAAGGTCTACATCCCTAGCACCAACACAACCCTTAAAAGAGTACATGTAGATAACGATGCGGACACCTTCGGGTTTGTAGAAACAACAGACCAATGGGTTGACATAAGTATTAACTTTACGGGTGCAACCAACCCAAGGTTCTTCTTCTCAGGTTCAAACATCACAAACAACCTAAACTTCACGTCTACGGCTGGGGATAAGTTCTACATTGCTGACGTTGTGATTTATGACGTTGATGACCTACCATTAGAACTAACCCTAGACCGTGACGGGTTCACCCTAGAGCAAGGCGAGGGCGATCAACTCAAGCACATAATGGGCGGCTCATTCTCAATGGGCATAATGGTAGAAAACTCCTCAGTTGAAACCTTGGCCTCTGACATTATGGGACTCCAAGAAGATAGGTTCGGGGTTCGCTTGTACGAGGATGAAGACCTAATGTGGTTCGGTATGGTATACCAGGACGGGGTTAACGTGGACTTACAACACCAGCCCTATGTCTTTAGAGTAACCGCATTCGATGGGTTGGGCAAGCTTAAAGAGATATCTTCAGGCGCACCGTGGGCTACGGGAGATGACCCTAGAAACTTCTCTTCTGTTCTCGTTAAAATGCTTAGAGAGGTAGACCCACTAGACCTAAGTAATGGAACAGACTTCCTCGTTAGTGCGGTAGACCTTCGCTCAGATGGTCACGGGGCTTATAACACTCAGTTCGACACTCTAGCAGAAACCACCATTAACAATTATAACCCTTTGTTCTATAAGGTATGGGACGGAAAGGGCGTTGAGTTCGATGGGCGCAACTGGTACGATATAGTTACTAGAATTATGTTCGCCTTCAACTCACAAATAAGGTTGATGAATGGTAGTTATGAGGTTGTCCCGTTCACTAAGATGCTTGTTTCGAAATCAACACAAGTACGGGAGTTTGACCGAGATTATTACGAAACGGATAGTAGCACTAGCAACCCTAGAACCTTCACGGGGGTTTCCTATTCAACTAGGATATTCAACACGGGGTTCACTAACGACAAGCTACAAGGGTTAACCGTTGGCTTCGAACAAGCCGCTGACCGAGTGACCCTGAAGGAAGACTTTGGGCAAGAGATTCTTAACGAGCCTTTGTCCTTGCCTAATAATGCCGCTTCAGGAACTTTAACCACGAGCGATAGCGGAAACATAACCTTGTCCGTTGTACCTGGAGTATTCCCAGCCGAAAACCAACTAAGCACTACTAAGGAATGTTGGCTAGAACTTCGCCTTTATGTAACAACGATTTACAACTCTCAAACGTACTATTGGGGGCCATATAGGGACACCAGTTCGGGGCACAACTTCGGTAGGGTCGACAACCTAAATAATGCTTGGGACACTACTGAGCGTTGGAATACCGTGGCGGCTACTAACTTCTTTGACACCCTAAAGACTGGTTCAACTGGTCACGTTTATCCCGACTTTTCAACCTTTGGGCCTTTCGGTCAGCTTACGGCTAATGAATTGGTCATAGCTAGCGTCAACGCCCTTAGTCCAAATAGGGAAGACCTACACATTTTGATTAATACCACTAACGGCCTTAGAGGGGGTAACGGGCTAGGCGTGTTCGGTGTTAAGCATCCTTCGGGTAGTCAAGGCTCAATAACGGTTCAGGTTCAGCTAGTGGCCCTAGATAAAAACCCCAACACAATAACATCTGACGTTGACACGGACACAATAACGCTAACCTCTTCACAGATTCAAGCCGCTGGACTTAGGAACTTGACCCAAGGGGCCACCGTTTACGCTATAGATGATCCATTAGTTGACACCTTCACACACTCCCTAGGAACGGGTCAGAATGGCCTTAGTGTTCTCGTTAAGGATATTGGAAGCTTGCACATTAATGACGCTATTGGGGGTGTTCCCACGGAAGCAAGGGCTTGGAATGGTACAGATTGGGACAACGAAACTTCTAATTGGACGGACGGCACGGGAACGGCAGACACGCCCTTGGTTACCTATCTTCTTAGGAAACACGCTCAGATTTACCAAAAGCCCGTTAAAAGGCCCGATATGACGTTTATTAGTGACGTTAACCTATATGGTCGAACCATTACGGGGGCTGGTTTCCCTTTGGGGTCGGCTGGTGAAGTCCAATACATTGTCTTAAACTCTAGGTTTATAGCTAGGGATAACATAATGGAACAGACTTGGCTTGAGTATGATTCTAACGAAGTAACGGGAGTACCAGTAACCGAGTTACCTAATAGGCCAAATGTTTCCCCGTACAACCTTAATAATGGAGCGTCAGACTCTCCAGGTGCTAGAGATCCAGAAGACCCAGGTTTATTACCAGAAGTAGAATGACCATAACACGACCCAACCCCGACATCATTAAGGTTCTAGCGATCATTAGTCTTATTTGCCTAGTGGCCCTAACCTCTTGTTCCGCTAACTGGCACCTAAGAAGAGCAATACAGAAAGACCCTACCATTATTCAACCCGAAATAGTGCAAGTGGTGGACACGGTTATTATTACGCCCTTAGAACGCGTAGAAACGACTTTTGTGGCTCTCCCGATAGATACCATTACAATAGAGAAAGAACGCCTTAGAATTAAGATTAGACGCATTCACGACACTTTGAGGGTTGAGGGTGAGTGTAGGTCAGACACCATAAGGATAACAGAAACGATTGAACTTCCCCCAGTTATTAAGTACGAAGATCGTCCTTGGTGGTCTAAGTGGCTAATGTGGGGGCTTGCTGGTCTGTTCGGTATTAAGGTGCTGAATATGGCTATTGACAGACTATTAGGGGGCAGAGGGTAGGTCTTACTTTAGCGGTATGAATCTGAACCACTTCTACCATTATTACAAGTCTAAGAGCGGTGGGCTTTCTAACCTTTTGTTAGGCTCTGAGGAACTAGACCAAAGCGATCAAGGGGAATGGGTGCGGTATAATATGAATGCCGTAAACGCTAACGTGTCAGGTGTAGCTAACCCTCTGAGTTCAGACGAAACGGTTGAGCAGTTAGATTTTGAAGCTTCTACTGTTGCACGAATTGCACAGACCGTAACCCTTACCGCTGGCACAGAATACACCTTTAGCGTATGGGCAAGGGCAGCAAGTGGAACGGAAAACTTTAGACTTCGTTATTGGGACAATGTTGGGGGTAGTGGGGGCGGTTCAGCGTTCACGGCTTCGGCTACCTGGAGTGCATCAACGGGGCGTTATGAAATGACCTTCACGGCTGCAAATAGCGGCACGTTTCAAATGTTCATTCAGAATGCTGGAGGCACGGCGGTTTCACGAAGGATATACTTTTGGGGCGCAATGCTCAACGTAGGGGGTACGGCTTTGGACTATGTAAAGACAGAATTCCCAGCTGGGCCAAGCAACCCACCAACTGCACCGATGGAATTCGGGGACAACTTCGCTGGTGTCACGGCCTATTACTCTCTTAGAAGATTCACCAAGGGAGAAGACAACAACGCCATACGGGTTAGGAGGTCATCCGATGACACCGAGCAAGATATAGGCTTCGATGCTAACGGAGATTTGGATAGTACGGCTCTTCTTGCTTTTGTGAATGAGGAAACAACTTTTCTTAATGATACGTTTGACGGAACCTATAGCTATACGGCAGTTTTAGGAAGTGCGTCAGTAACGGGTGGAGTTTTAGACTTTCCTGACACAAGCAATACAATTGTATTTACATCGTTGACAAATACTCTTAAAACTCAACAAGTTCGAGTAACCTTTACAATTTTGAATTATGTAAGTGGTGATATAAAGTTTGAGAACTATAATTCAGGAGCGCAAGGAACGACAAGAAGCGCAAATGGCACGTATGTAGAAACTTTTACCATTGCATCATCGGGAAATAACAATTTTGGTTTTTCGGGCACAATGCAGGGTCAAATCGACAACTTTAAAATAGAGCAGCTAACCGCAGACGGAGCGGTAACAACCTTCTACGACCAAGCAGGGTCAAACGATGCGACCAACGCGACCGCATCCGAGCAGCCACTTGTTGTGAGTGGGGGGACATTGGTAGAAGAGAACGGCAAGGCGGCAATCAATGCAGACGGCTCCAATGTGTTGCAAACTGCTACGGGTGCAATTGGCTCTGTATCTGCATTAAGCGTATTTAGCGTTCTGAAATATAATGTCACGGGTGCAAATAACGACATGGCGTACGGCTCTACGTCAAGTGCTTATGGGGCAGCGGATAGCTATTTTTTCCTCCGACAATTAAGTGGAAATTTTGAAGGTAAATTGAACGATGCAACACAAGTAAGTTCTATCAATTTAGGCACGGCAGATACTTCTCAACACCTATTTAGCCATCTGTTTGTTGGTGGGTCTAAACATGAGTTGGTTAAAAATGGAACATCTACTTCCGACACCACAGATATCCCCAGTACCTTGAATTTGTCGCAAGAGTTGGAGATTTTCAGCGCATTGGGAACGACTTTAGCGAGTGATATGAAACTCCAAGAACTCATCGTCTTCGATTCCGACCAATCCGCAAACCTTGGAACGATTACAACGGGCGGAGGTACTGGCATCGAGGGGAATATTAACACCTATTTCGACATCGTATGAGTTGGTACATCGGAACATTAGAAGAGTGCAACGCATATAATGCGAAGGTGAACGAGGCGAAGGCGTACAAGGGGTCTATCACAAGCAACTGGGCGAACCCACGCCAACACCCTGACGGGAGCAAGTGGGCGATTGTTGCACATAGCATTGAACCCGATGAAGAGAGCGGCCTAACTTTAGTTAATGAACTGACAGAAGATTGGAATAGTGAGGTACTTTAAACTAGAAGAGTTCGATAGCCCCGACAAACCTGGAAGCGGTGAGTTGATGGATGAAAGTCTTTTAACTATGCTAGACGAGTTAAGGGGCAATTGTGGGTTTCCGCTGAAGATCAATTCAGGCGTAAGAACAGAAGCAAGGAATAAGGCGGTTGGTGGTTCACCTAACTCAAGTCACCTAAAGGGCCTAGCCGTTGACATTCATTGTACTGAGTCCGCTAAGAGGTTTACAATAGTTGACGAAGCGTTAAGGCTGGGCTTTGACAGAATAGGAATAGCGAAGACCTTCATTCACTTGGATATTGACCTAGATAAATCACCTGACGTAATTTGGTTATACTAATGAGCCTCAATGAAATTGGAATTAACATAGGACTAATGATTGGCGGTTTTTTTGGCTCTCTCATTACAATTAAAAAGAAGCGATCCATTAAGGAACAACTTCTTAGCGTGGTAACTGGTACGATGTCGGCTAATTACCTCAGCCCCGTTATCATTGAGTATATGAGCCTAGAGGGTTCCTCACAATACGGAACGGCCTTTATAGTAGGGTTCGGAGGACTCAAAGTAGTAGAAGCGTTCTACGATAAGTTCTTTAGCAAATGAACAAGCTACTTTGGGAAGGTCTTCAGTTTGCTATCATTGCGCTCCTTGCGTTCTCCTTGTTTGCGTGGATCGAGGTTAAGTTCTTCTTACCTACCCTAGAGAGGGACATCGTAGAACACCTACCCCACGACACCGTTTATATTTCTGCTGATAGCGTAAGGGTAGATTCTAGCTTGGTAAAATACCTAGACTAAGACCCACAAGCTTCGCAGTCCTCGTTGTCCAGGTTGCACGTTGTTTCCTCGTCCTCGTCAAGCGACTTAACGAAGTCATCCATACTAACGGGCTCGTCCTTAATTATCTTAACAACTTTAGGGTCTAAGGGTACTTCTTGGCCCGTTGTAAGGTCTACTTGTTTAGCCATTTGATTTGTTTAAGCGTTCAACTTTCTTCTCTATGAAACCTCTCTCAAGGTAGTACTTAATAAGCTTCGAATCTATGCTTGTGACTCGTTGCCCCTTTTCAATTACCCTCCCTCGTTGTCGGAAGTCCTTTAAGGCATAGTAAGCAGTTCTTACACCACTAGGCACAACCAAACATCTTCACGAGCGTAACAACAAGGATAACAAAGCCAGCACTAAGAACCATCATAAGGGTAGCAAGCCAAGCGATCATAACAAAAGCCTTGCTTCTGCTAATTACCTTCTTTCCTAGTTGGCTCTCTGTGAAGCATTTACGCATTTCAGTAGGGCCGCAATCGCAACCCCTTGCTAGTAGTTCGCACTTAGTTTCCATAGATGTTTCCTTTTATGATTATTTTATTTTCAAAGGCCCAGCCGTCTTGTGTAATGTCTAACATACCGAATCCGTGAACCCAAACAAGTTTAGCCTTCCCGTAGTAGTCAGCGTTCAAGTTACACAAACATCCCATAGTAGCGCACATAATGTCCTGACCTAGCCCGTTCTTAATGTTGTAAGACTCTGAGCGGTGTAGGTGTCCCTGAATGGCTGATGTTTTAAGTTCTTGGGCCATCTTCCTAGAGGGGTTAACCCCACCAATACCATACTCGTGACCGTGTAACACTAGAAGCCCGTTAGCGTCTATAATGGTTTGGTCGTGTAAGACTTCTATTCCGTATTCCTTGGTTCTGAAGAATTGTTCAATCCCCATATTCATACCGAAGTTCATAGAAAGAAGCCCAGCAATATAAGGAGCGTTCTTATTTAAGTCCCTGAATAGTCGGTTCTCGTGGTTACCTAGCTTCCAAACAATCTTAGCCTTCGGGAACTCTTCTACTAGTCCGCTAAAGAACTCTTGTGCTATTTCTATTTCACCCACCAGGTCGACACCGTCCCACTTCTTAGCGTGGCTAGAAATTGAATAAAAGTCACACAAGTCCCCGTTCAAAAGGATACCGTCCACGTCCCTTTCTTTGGCGTACATTAAAGCCGTTTTAAGGGCTTTTTCATCGTGGTAGGGAAAGTGAATGTCGTTAAGTATTATCCAAGTGCCTTCAGGTAATTTAAAGGTCTTAGAACCCTTCTTTAACGCTCTAGGGATTAACGCTTCAATTCCTCGTTCTACCCTCTTTCTGTTCTCCTTTGTGATTTTGTTGCAAGGAAGAATACCAGTCACTTGCCGCCTAACGCTATTTATTTGCTTGTCGGTTTGTTCAAACACTTCGGGGAAGGCTCTGACAACCATTCTAGCAATAGTACGTTTAGGCTCGTTGTGAAGCTGGTTCTCTTCGATGTATTGCCTAATTAGTTCTTTCTTAGTCATTGAGTAGGCGCATTATAACCTCAGGGTCGTGGTTCATCAACTTGGTCAAGATTCGTTGTTCTTGCTCCTTGGCCTCGTCATAGGCTTCCTTTGAATCGGTGCAACCTAGATTAGCGAAGAGAATAGCACATTGGTGCAACGCTTCGTCAATCATCTCCCTAACCTTCGGGTCAGTGTAATAAGGACTCTTCATAAGCTTCTATTGCTTTAAAAATTTGGTGCGCTACTTGGGGTACTATTGCGTTTCCGTAGGCTTTGATGGATTCGTTTCGCCACTTAGGAAAGGTGATATTGTCCAATCTGTCGGAAAGCCCATCATCTCCGCTACAAATTGGGGGTTTAGTTGGGAATTTTTCCCATCGGTGTTCAATGTTGCCCAGCTGCCTAAATCGTTCCTCTCGCCTCTGCCTCTCTTTTTTAATGCCTCTGCACTCCCGCTGCCGTTCGAATCCGAGCATGTCGGAGTCGGGAGCATTCCGCTGTACTTCACTTGACTCAACAAACTGCCGTACTGCGTCCCGTTCTTGTATCCGTTCCGCTCCGCTCTCTCTCTCATCTTTTCGGGCGGTTCGTCTGTCATTACGCTCGTGGGAGTAAGCAACAAACCACACTCTATCTCTTCGGTGGGGAGCGTTGACGCTTGCAGCTGGAAGTATAAACGGTTGGACTTCGTACCCTTGAGCTTCCAAGTCAGCTTGCACCTCTTCGAATACCAGCCCCCCATTCCAATTAACAAGGCCGAGAACGTTTTCGCCCACGACCCAACGTGGTTGAATTTCTCGAATTGCTCTAAGCATTTCGGGCCACAAGTGGCGTTCATCCTCTTTTCCGAGTCGCTTTCCAGCACTTGAATAGGGTTGACAAGGGAAGCCGCCTGACAAGACTGAAATTCTTCCTCTGTGAACATTGAAATCTGTTTCCGTGATGTCTGCATAAGATAAAGCTTTAGGAAAGTGGTGTTTAAGAACTCTCTGACCGAACTCGTTCCATTCACAATGAAACACATTCTCCCACCCCATCCATTCAGCCGCTAGGTCAAAGCCTCCGATTCCACTAAATAGGCTACCGTGTTTCATCTAGTATTAATAGAATGACAAGATAACCAATTAAATCTTTTATTGTGTCTGACTTACTTTCACTAACCTCCAAGTTCTCACTCTCCAACCTCTTTAGCTTGTCTGCTATCCGTGCTAGAATTCCGTTCTTCGCTGGGATCACTTCCCCAAAAACCTCAACGTCATCAAAGGCACTATTCCCATAGTCGGCATTTTTGGAAAGCTGGAGTTCCTTTAGTTGGTCATAGACCCTAGAAATCTGTTCGGCTCGTGTCATCTGTTCAGAATTAGTCTTCAGTAATTAGTATCTCTTTTATCTGATTTATACTCCAACCTGACGCAAGTAATACTTTTCTCAGCATCTCAGCAACTACATATATGCTAACCTCTGAGTAATCTACTTCGACAACACACTTGCTATCGTATTGCTCTACGGTAATTCTAAAAGGCTCTTTCTTGGTGTCTGAATCCATCATTGATGTTATTATTAGAGGTTAGTGATGTTTTTACGCATCAAATCTATTTCATATAGCCCAGTTAATTCGGTTAACTCCCTCTTCAGTTTTATTCTATCCTCATTCTCAAGGTAATAGCTTTTTTTCTGAAAGTCAAGAACGAACGACCGAACCACGTCACGAGCGGTAGACAACTCAGGAATACTCCATTTACCCGTTTTAAAGACTTGTGGGAGCGTTTCTATCTCTTCTAGTAGGGTATGACCACCCACCAAAGAAAGTCCCTTAGAGAAGCCCTGACGGTTTCCCTCCATAAATCTATTGTCGTACTTAGATTGTCCCCAAATATTCAAAAGGTGGAACCTTAGAACGGGGTGAGTTGATCTAGCGTAATAATGCCCAGCGTCCATAATACCCTCCTTGAAGGCTGAACCATTACTTATACAAGGGTGACCTTGGTCAATTAACCGAACGGCTTTATTCACGTCCTTTTGAAGTTCCTCTAACCAACGTGAGTGAGTCCAAGTAGCCTTCTTAGACATTACTCCACTTTGGAGATTTATTGCGCACTCCACGGAGCAAACCATTTGCTCGCTTTTGTTCTTCAGGAACGGTGTCGCGCAACTCCAACAAAGTGTCCAGCCGTGAGATTTCCTCATCTATCAAAGGTAACAACTTGACTTTAACCCACTTATCTTTAACCTGGTCAAGATTCCCCTTAATTATTCGCAGGTTCTCTAGTGACCTTTTCCGCTCCTTAAAGACCCGAAGTTTCAGCTTATCGTTCAGGTCAAAGATGGAAAGTTCTTGGTCTGTAAAAGCCTCTAGTTCGTGCCCGTGTTTATCGGTGAAGGCTTTTGTAGCGTTTAGAATTAAATCGCGGTAAACCTCAGAAGGCTTCCTATCCGTGTAATAGATAATTGTGGCGTGATCCCTACCAATAAGGGAAGCTATTTCCCCAAGGGTTTTGTTCGTGAGTGCCCTAGCAATACTAGCATAAATTACACGGGTCTTAACTAGTGGCGGTGTTCTCGTGGTTGACATTACTTGGCTGACATCAGTTCCCACATAGTCACACGCGAAAAGGAGTACATCTCTAAGCTTCAGCATCTTCGAAAAGTTCAATGAATTTAGTAAAGGAGAAAGAGCCTTCAACAACCCCAGCGTTACGCATCGCAAACCACACACCAGCGGCAGTATAAAGGGGAAGCATAGAAGGGTAAAGGTTGACCTTTAGAGTTCGGATAACGTCCTTTTCAAACGTCACCCCGTGGCGTTCTAGTCGTTCAAATAGGTTTTTCATCTCAAGTGGAATTCTAGATAAACAACGGGGCTATCATTGAAGTCCTCAACGTAAAGGACGGGATCAAAATCTTTCAACTCAGTACCTGGACTCTCCTTAAAGTCGAAGTCTTCTATTTCTAGGGTAACATCATACTCACTATCAATCCTATTAACGTGGTTCGTCCAACCCCTTTCAGAAAATGCCTCTTCGGTTTTGTATTCCGTTATGCTAACGGTAGCCTCTCCGCTGAACGAGAATCTGAACCCTTCTTTTGAGTTGGGTATTATTTCAACCTTGTAGTCTACTTCTACGGAGTTTACTTCTTGCATTTCGGTTAGCCCGTAAATGTCGTAAACGGTGATTCGTTGCTTCATTGTTTTTATTGTTTGCAACAAAGCTAATGTAAATAATTGAATAAAAAAAAAGGAGGCCGAAGCCTCCCTTAAACAAATAGAGAAAACTAATTAAGGAGCAACCCCAAGAGTGAGAGCACCAGTAACACGGAAAGACATAGATACGTTAACGGCTGAATCAATACTAGCAGTAATGTTCATCGCAGTAATGTAGCAAGTTCCTGAAATCTGAAAGTCCCCCGTAGTAGTACCACCATAAACGAAATCCAAGATAGTCCCAGCTTTTTGGTCAGCCATCAGCGTGGTAAGGTTTGATCCGTCAGCCTCAAGGTGAAAGTCAGCGGAAAAGTCAGCGGAACGAGTTCCAGCTATACCCGTATAATCTCCCGAACCCTCGTAAGAAGTGGTATCAATCTCGTTAGTAGTGATGTTCATTGCCGAACTAACCACCCCAGCGATTGCCGCATCGGTTCCAGGTGTTGCCGAATCTGTTTGAACACGGACGTAAAGCCCATCCATCTTAGCCATTTGCAGTCTTTTTGATTACCACAAATATAAAAGGGGGCCGATGCCCCCCCTATAAAACGTACTTGGCGTTTAGAACGGTAGTCCGTCCGAGGATTCAGATTGATCCCCTTTGCTTTCGGAACCCATAAAGGTCAGCGTATCCACGGCTAGGTTTAAATAACCCTTATCACCTTTCGCACTTACCCAAGGCTTTCCGCTGACGGCTACCTTAATAGACTTAACATCCTTGAAGAAGGGCCATAGCTTTTCTGCTCTTACCCCGTACATCGAACAACTAACCCACGCAGTTGAGTCCTTACCCGTCTTAACGGCTACTGAGAAAGACAAACGGCAAGGCTTATCGCCAATTGCTTCCGTGAACTTGTGGGTGGCTGAGTTACCAGCACAATTAAGATTTAGCATCTTTTTCTTTTTTTGCTAAGTTAACACTAGTCAAGACCTTCCGAGTCCCAACGCTTTACTATTTCTTGACATTCTTGAACCCTAGCCTTTATAAGTCTAAAGTTGTTTCGATCAACCTTGAAGTTAAACGACCTAACACGCTCGTGTATTTCGATGTCATCAAACGTATGGTTTCTCGTTACCTCCTCTTGAATCTTGGTATAAAGTGGATTAGAGTCCCCACCCTCCAATTTAAGAGCCTCCCTATAAATAAGACCCTCAACGATGTCTTCAGGGGTATTACAAAGGCAGTAGCTTAACTGAAGGTCTTCGACTTCCCAAAGCCAAGCGTAGGCCGTTAACTGCCAGCCATAAGGTGTAAGCTTTCCCGACTTGTTAATTGGCCCCTCACCCTTGTGAAAGGTGTAGATGTCAAAACTAGACTTAACGTCAATGACCTTATCTCCCGTGTAGATGTCAGCCTCACCAGTTATATAGTCATTGGACTTCCGCTCCGTGTTCTTTTCGTAAAGTTCAACGTCTACCATACTCAGTAGGCTAATAGACTTCTCTTCTACGGCTAACCCTTTGGCTATTTGTGCGGTGTTGATCTCCCTAGTACGTCCGTACTTTTGGAAAAGATACATTTCCTTGAGGGCAGTTAGTGCGGTAGCACCGATAGTATTCGACCCTCTTCCGTTGGTCATTATCTGACCTAATGCGCTTGCTCTTATTTTCATTTGTTCATTTTTTCTGCAAGTTCAACAATAGCCTGAAGCTTCTTGAATTCATCATCTGTAAACACCGAACCCATCTTTACGGCAAGTTTGTCGTAGTTGTTTTGGGTTGGGTTAGCAGTCAACCAAGTCAAAGCCTTTTCAAAATCGGATGCTTCCTCTTTCTTCTTGCCGTGGTCGTTGGTTCCGTCAGCGTCCTTAGTGTCATCCAATAACAGAAGACCACCAGCGGCATACTTTCTAGCGTAAGAACTAGCAGAGCCAAACGCTTGGGCCATATTCATTCCCTTAATTTGATCCACTTCAGCATAAGCCGTGACGCTCAAGTCATCCTTTCCATCCTGAATACAAGCGGTTGCCTGAATGACTACCCTACCAGCTACCTCAACGACTTCATCTGAGAAGTTTAACACGCATCCGTGTTTTTTAAGGTGTGGCTTTACCGCTTCTTGAATGTCCTCAATGGAGCGATATTTATACTTCCCGAAAGAATTGAAGTTAGACTTTGGGGCTTTTAGGTCGTGCTGAATCTGTGCCAGCTTTGCAATTAAATCCATTTGTTTTTGTTTTTGTGGATTAGAGTTCAATATCATTCGGGTTAAACTCAGCCCGTCCACTCTCAATAAGTGAATTCAGCTGGCTTTGTGTCCCGTTATTTTCAATATAGTCTAGGCAAGCATCGTGATCGTAGAACTTCCATTCTCGTTCCAATGCGTGGAAGGTTGCACCTAGAACCCCCTTATCTCTAAGGAATAGTTCAACCTGGTACGTCTTAAACGCTACGGCTCTAATCAACTCAGAACCATTATAGGCAACGATAGCACCGCTATCCCTATTAGTTTCAATATACCTATACCCTTGGTAGAACAAGTATTCTGCAAGGCTTTGAGGCATTAACCCTCTTGGTTGTGTTTGAGCCATAGGACAAATATAATAATTAAATTTTAATTCTTTCGCTCTAAATCTAAGCCACCCAAAGCAAGTACTACCCCCCCTCCCCCCATTACAGAGAGGAAATATAATCTTGCTTCGGTACGGCTTGAGTTTGTCGCTTTAGAGATCACTTGCACCCCTTCGGACATCCACCTTACGGCTGTTGCCTTTCGGGATAACGGTACTGGATGGCTTATGCTTTCACGGAGTACCAACCCCCTAACCTCTTCGGTGTCTGCTAGTTAAACGATTCGTTGCCGCTTTCTACTAGCTTCTTATGTCCACAAAGGTACGCAAACCTATAAAACAAGTCAAGAACCCCTTAAACGGCTTCCGCTCGTGAACTTAAATTTGCCCTATGCGACAGACTACCGATATAATGCGGCTCGTTCACAATTCAATAAGAACGGTTCTAAACGCCAATGGTCAGAGTTCCGTGGCTATTCAGTATAGCAGAACCAACGTGAGCGACCTTGACAAGTACGTTTATATAGATATAGGTGGCGCAGATAGGACGGGTTCGCAAACTGACCTGAGTTATGATTATACGATTACCACGGGAGTGATCTTCTACGAACAAAGCCCAGCTTACTCAGTCACCAACCATAATACTTTGATTGACCTGGTGTATAAGGCTTTCCAAGACACCACCTTAACGGGCGAAATACACAACGAGGCTAGAACGCTAGACCTAGAACTTGAGAGCGTTAGCGACCTTGGGGCATCTAAGGAGCAGACCCGAAGCGATGATGGTAGGTATATTGTCCGATACCTAATGGACTTTAATCTCCGTATGAACCTAACTGCCAGCTAGTTAGAACTTCTTTTTATTTGTTTGCTCTTTTTGTTCTAGCTTTGACGCTATGACAGAAAAAGAAAAAAAGACCTTAAGGGAAGCTATCCTAATAATGGAACGGCTTTTAGACGAGGGGCAGACCGACCTATTTGGGGACACACTAAGCAACCAAAGAAGACCACCGAGATTTAAGAAACCCACCAAGGAAGAGGTAACTACCTACTTCGTAGAACAAGGCTATACGGCTTGGCGTGGTGCTGAGATGTGGGACTATTACGAAGGTCTTAATTGGTGCAACTCCAAGGGGAAACCCGTCCACTCGTGGAAGCTTACCGCTCAAAGCGTTTGGATGACCCCCGAACACAAGCTAACCAAGAAGACGGGTTTTGATCTATGAACCTAGAAGCCTCTTTAGTTGGGTTACTGATTAACGACCCAGCGGCAATAGATAGCGTTAGGATAGAACCCGAATGGTTTGAAGACCCTACTTGTTTCAAGATTGTCAAGGCTTGTAAAGAAACTAGGGCAAAGGGAAGCTATGAGGATTTGGTTACATTGGGTCAGAGATTCCCCGACCAGGTAGCCACCTTAGTAGAACTTTCCAAGAATGCACCGTTTCGGGTCGATGTTATCCCTTACGCTACCCTAGTTCAAGAGGACTTCATTAAACGGCAAGCCCAAAGGGTAGGACAAGACCTAATTCAGACCCAAGACATAGAGGGGGTTTTTAAGGCTTCTAACGACATTAACCAACTCCTTGAAGGTAGCACACCCCAAACCACTAAGACGCTCTTAGAACTAATGAACGGGGCGTTAGAAAGGATAAAAGATACATCTATGGGCGCACCCACGGGGAATAGCGTTCTAGATGGGGTGTTAAATGGCTTGAAAGGTGGTGATTTGAGTGTTTTGGCGGCACGTCCAGCAATGGGTAAGACTGCTTTTGCTATAGAAACTGCCGTAGCCTCTCAGTCAAAGGGCCGTGTTCTGTTCTTTTCTTTAGAGATGCCTAGCGACCAACTGATTAAAAGGCTATGGGCGAACACTAGGGAGGTTGAAATGAAAGAGGTTTTTGGTTCTAGCCCTGACGTTAGCAAGCTTCAGAACGCTATGATCAAAAGCGAAGGCTATAAGATTGAAGTCCTTGAGGATTACGTTTACGTTGAGGACATAGCTAGTAAGGTAGCCAAGGAAAATAGGAGGGGAGATGTTTCGCTCGTGGTGGTTGATTACTTACAACTAGCCAAGACAAGGCAAAAGACCAGCAACCGAGAAAGAGAGGTGGGGGAAATGTCTTGGGCCTTTAAGATGATCGCTAAGAAGAACAACCTTCCCGTTTTACTATTGTCCCAACTAAGTAGGGCCGTAGAATCAACCGAAACCAAGGAACCCGATAGCCACCACCTAAGAGATTCAGGGAGCATTGAACAAGACGCTTCGGTTATTATAATGCTTTATAGGTCAGTAGTTTACGGCATACAAGAAGATGGGGAATACTTCGACTTAATCAAAGTCACCAAGAATCGTAACGGGGAAACTGGAAGAATTAAGGGGAGTTATTTCGATGGACGCTACCAAAGTTGGAGTGGAAAAACTTTCAACGAAGGAAAAGACCCACCCTTTTAAGTAGCTATATTTAAGGTATGGAGGTAGAAGACTACTTGGAGGCTATGCGGTTGATCAAATTAATTGACCTGACCCCTGAAGACTACCTAGACCTTTCGGCTAGTCACGTTCTTCTGTATGATGAGTTCATTGAATGGCTAAAGGATTTCATCTTATCACACGAAACCACCAGCTACCAGCTTCAGATGATAGAGGACTTAATGGAAATTAGGGCTTATGATGCTATATCTGAACTATTCTTACCCAAGGATAACGAGCAATTGAGTATTTACGACATACTTTGAACAAGTTGAAGGAGATGGGTATTAGCAAAAACACCTTTTGCATTACCGAATTTGGGGACATTGTTAGCGTTTATGACGTTGTCAAAGCAGTTTTAGACTATGAACGAGGAAGAAAAGGCGAGGGAGAACCTAGCTAATACCAAGCAAGGGAAGCACCTGGCTAAAGTTCGGCATAGATTCACCGAAGAGGATCGAAAGAAGTCAGCTAGTAAGCGGCACAAGTCCTCAAAACGTGAGATAGAGGAAATAAGGCGCATCTTCGCTAAGATGGCTGACGGTGTTCAACCACGAATTCATAAGTTCCTAATTGACACGGCTGAAGGTGTACCCCAAAGAGATGAGGGAGGGAACATAATTAGGGACGAACGTGGGGCCGTTGTGTGGTCGAATGCTCCTGACCCTGCCCGTGCGGTTGACATTTTCCTTAAAATTAGTAAATTCGTTATTCCTGAACTCAAGGCGGTAAGTGTGGAGGCCCTTGTTAGGGACGAGAGTGGGACAAAAATAACCCTACCCCCTTGGATGATTAAGGAGGCTATTGAGGATGACGAACCCGAACCTTAAATTTCTAAGAGAAAACCACGAGTCTAAGAGGCTTATAAGCCTAAGAGGGGGCACAAGGTCGGGAAAGTCATATAGTGCCGTTCAGTTCCTTATTGAACTTTGTTATAAGTACCCCAATGCTGGAATGGTTATTACCATTGCTAGGCAAACATTACCAGCCTTAAAAGCCTCAACCCTTCGGGACTTCGTTGAGATTCTGCAAAGCTTTGAGGCGTATGTGGAGGAAGACCACAATAAGACCGAGGGAATCTATAAGCTTCGTGGGAACACCGTTGAATTTATTTCTTTGGATCAACCCCAAAAGCTAAGAGGTAGGAAACGGGATGCACTTTTCTTAGACGAGTGTAACGAGATAACCGCTGAGTCATTTAGGCAACTATCATATAGAACCACGGGGTTTATTATCCTTAGTTACAACCCTAGCGATTTAGACGGCTGGTGGTACGAAGTAGAGTCTAGAGAAGATGCGGCTTTAATTGTCACCACCTATAAGGACAACCCACACCTTCCAAAGTCTATCATTGCGGAAATAGAGAGCCTTAAAACGTCAAGCCCTGAAGATTGGGCCGTGTTTGGTTTAGGTGAAAGGGGACGGGGTAAGAAGGGTAGAATTTATAGGAACTTCACCAAGGTCGAAGAACTAGACTTTTCGGAGTGTTCAGATGTTTGCATTGGTATCGACTTCGGTTTTAGCCAAGACCCCACGGCAGTCCTAAAGGTCGGTAAGCATAATGACCGTGTTTATGTCGATGAACTGGTGTACGAAACGCATCTTACTAATACTGAGTTAGTTGAGAAGATAAAACACGAATGTGAGGGGCTACGGGTTATTTGTGATAGCGCAGAACCTAAGAGCATAGCCGAACTAAGACGAGGGGGACTAAACGCAATAGGAGCAATTAAGGGGCCTGACTCTATTAGGAATGGTATTAAGCTACTCCAGTCCAAGGAGGTTCTGTACACAAGACGAAGCAAGGACTTAGAAAGGGAACTAGGCTCTTATGTTTGGCACTTAGACAAAAACGAACGACCGACTGAAAAGCCCGTCGATTCATTTAATCACCTTCTTGACGCTCTGAGGTATAGCGTGGGGTTTTTATATAAACGGGGCTAAAGGGCTAAATTACTTTTGTGCTATGGCGTTATTAGATTTCCTCAAGTACGACCGCAAAGAGTCGAAAATACAAGAGCAGTTAAGCAAACTACTCACGGCCCAGCTAACCCACTTGGGGGCTAACTCAGCAATCTGGCAGCCGTTCAACTTTGAGAGTTTACTAGAGCAAGCATACCAAAAGAACCCTGACGTTTACTCCGTTATAAATTTCCTTAGTAAGAAGATGTCTAACGTGCCTTTGTGTGCGTATGACTCCGAGGGGAACAAGATAGAATACGAACCATTTGAGAGGGTCAAGGAGCAGCCCAATAGCTACCAAAGTTTCAACGACTTCCTAGCTAACCTCTATTCTAACTATCTTCTAACGGGTAACGGTTATATCTATTGTCAGAAGGGTGAAACGGCAATTACCGAGGGTCGTATTCTGCTCGTGGAAGCTTTGCCTAGCGTATACATAGAGGCCATCTCAGGTAAGAGCGGAAGAGGGGTAGCAGAATACAGATTCACCGAGGGCTATATAAACACGAAGATGGACGCAGACAATGTGATCCACATTAAAAACGTGCAAATGGCTTTCGGTAGCGGTGAACACCTTTACGGACAAAGCCCCTTACAAGCGGCCTTTAAATCAATTCAGACTTCAAATAGTGGCTATGATTCGCAAAAGGCGTCTATGGATAACCAAGGAGCCGCTGGTATTCTCTATAATAAGGGAATTGACTTCGCTGGGGGTAAAGATGCGTGGACTCAGGATGAAATTAACGAGATGCGCCAAAGCATTAAGGAAGTCCGAAAGAACTCAAATTCTAATTCTATTGGTGTTGGTGTCGGTGACTTGGGTTATATCAACTTCGGTATTACTCCAGTCGATATGGGGATTATGGAGGTTCTAGACCTTTCCCTTAGTGACGTTTGCAACGCCTACAATTTGCCCGTTGGTCTGTTCAACAACAACGATTCTAGCACGTTCTCAAACCAAGAGCAGTACAGAAAGCAAGCTTACACGGACTCTATCTTACCTACTCTGAGCAAGTTCGAATATAGCTTCAATCGTTTGTTTATGAATGACGAGGGGGTTTATTTCAAGTTTGACACTAGTGAGATTCCCGAACTACAAGCCGACAAGAAGGAGCAAGTTTCTGCCCTTAGTGGTGCGTATTGGATGACCCCAAACGAGAAAAGACAGATGATGGGGTTGGCGGCTATTGATGATAAGGATATGGAGCAAGTTTACATTCCTTCTAGCCTTACGCCAATTGATTTAAGCGGCTTTGACGGTGCGGAATGAGTCCAGCAGACAAGAGGTATTTAGAGGTTAATAGGCGAAGGGACAAGATTTCTAGGCGTTACGCTCGTGAACTGACTGAAGAGATATTCAAGGCAAACGAGAAGTATGCAAAGGCCGTAGACGTAAGCGATCTAAATAACGTCAGGTTTCCCATTAACTACCCTGAAACAAAGGTTACCAAGATAGTGGAAGAACTCTACTATGACGCTGGCTATATCTTTGCAAATCAGTTTATTAAGGACTACTTCAAGGGTAAGTTTAAGAGTGATCTAAGCGAGGGTATACCCAAGGTGCAATGGATGACCGATGCAATAGCGAGGTATTTGTTATTGAACATCAACGAGATTAAAACAATAGACTTAACATCCGCTGAGTCTGTACAAGCGTTAATTAACTCAATAGTTCAAGATGCTATCCAAGAGGGTAAGGGGGTCAAGGAGGTGGAAAGGGCACTTAAAACGAACAAATTCCTAGCCAACCTAAGACGAACTTCACGCTTCCAAGCTGAACGAATAGCTAGAACCGAAACCCTTTCAGCCGCTTCATATGGTGAGTTTGTGAGTACCGAGCATCTGTTTCAAGAGTACGGGGTTACAATGGAAAAATATTGGATCGCTAAGAAGGATGCACGGACTAGGAACGCTCACAACGAGATGAAGCGAAGTGAATCAATAGGCGCAAAGGAAGACTTTGACGTTGGTGGGGCTAAGATGCAGTTCCCAGGTGACCGAAAGGGAGGCCCTAATAATGTGATCAATTGCCGTTGTGCGTTAGGGTGGCGTAGGATAGAAGGGTCAACAGAAGAGGAATTATCTTAGACCCTATGTTTAAACCAACTCAGGAAATCATTGACAAGGCCCAAGGGGTTTTGGATTATGTCGCTGAAAATGGTTGGGGGACTTGTGGGACGGACGTAGGGAAGCAAAGAGCAAACGACCTAGCCAAAGGCCGTGAATTGTCCTTAGATGTCGTGAAGAGGGTTTATAGCTACCTAGCTAGGGCTTCGGAGTATTATGACGGGGGGAGCTATGAGAAGTGTGGAAATTTAATGTATGACGCTTGGGGAGGGAAGCCAGCCTATTACTGGTCTAAAAAGATTGTGCAAGAAAACAAGAGTATGGATAAAGTATACACCACGAAGAACACGAGCCTAGAACTCAAGGACGTGGACACCGAAAAGGGGACGGTAGCTGGCTACTTCTCAGCCTTTGACAATGTAGATAGCCAAGGGGACATAATGCGAAGAGGCTCTTACGCTAAGTCCATTCAGGAAAACGGGCCAATGGGGAAGGGTAGAATTGGGCACTTGTATATGCACGACCCTTTAAATCCAATTGGGAAGATCACGGAACTGAAAGAAGATGACTTCGGGCTATACTTTGAGTCTAAGATGTCTAAGCGGCCTTTTGCTCAAGATGTGCTTACGATGTACCAAGAAGGTATAATTAAGGAGCATTCAGTAGGTTTCGTTCCGCTCGTGTTCACCGAGAGAAGGGAAGAAGGCAAACTAAAGGGCTACGAGATAACTGAAACCAAACTAAGGGAAGGTTCTAGCGTGGTCTTTGGGGCTAACGAAAACACTCCCTTTGTAGGAATGAAGAGCCTTGAAGAGATAGAGGGCAGAATGGAAGTATTGGAAAGCTTCATTAAAGGGGCTAATGTTACTGATACTACATTTGTTACCATTGAAAATGAATTATCGCAACTCAAAGCGTTAATAAATACACTCGTGACTAAGGAGCCGTTGAAAGACACTCCGAAGGATGAGCCGTTGAACGTCTTAGAATTGTGGAAGTCAATTAATGTTTAACCTTCCTAAAACGAGAAAAATGGAAGAAATCAAAACTCAGTTGGAGTCCATCAAAAAAGACTTGGATGGTGCTATCAACGCTGGCGTGGAAGCGTCAAAAGAATACACTCAGGAAAAGCTGAACGCTTTCAACGAGTTGCTGGA